AACCGTCAATAGACGACTTGCTTCCGTCGATAGGGGCGTTGTAGTTCAACATTTTGTTCAATCCTTATAGGCGGTTTTGCCAGTTTTTAAGAAAATCATCGTCGCTCATATTTTGCAAATTCACGACAGGTAGCACACGTTTTTGGGTTTGGCGTGTAGAGGCTGCTGCATTTGCTGCTGCACTATTTGTTACTTGCGGTTTAGGAGCCACCACACGGGTAGCTACTGGCGCAGTCACAGGAACAGTAGTTTGCATTGGCGCATTTTGCACACCAGCACTATTTGGTACATTCACCTTAGTAAATGCACCGCGAGCATTCATTTCATTACCTACATTCAAGTAAGCCTGAATGAAAGGAGTACCCGCAGGAATCTTGCCCAACATAGCCTGACGGTTGATTTCAGCGGAGATAGCATCATAAATGCCATTTTCTCTTTGCTGTTGAATCGTAGCCATTACTTCTGGAGCTTTCCACAACTCTTCCTTTGAAGCTTGATCCCAAGATGAGTTAATCAACGAGATAGTTTCTTGTCCAGTCGGAGTGGATTGTAAATCTTCCAACACAGTACGAAACGCAATTTCATTGTCACTAACCTTGTGATTGCCTGCTTGATAAGCTGGTTCCACGCTCACATCAATATCCAGCGGATCAACACCTGAATCTTTAATCAGTTTCTTGAGGGCTTCTGGATTCTTTTTGTCTAAATCAATGAAGAAAGATAACTTCGCTTCATCAAGTAGACCGTTATTCTCAAGCATCGCAAGAATCTTGCGATGCGGAGCGATGTCTTGCATTTTACGGGTGAAATTTGCACCCATAGAAGCAAGCTGTCGCAATTCTTCCAAAGACTGAATCTCTACAGTTTTACCATTAGCTTTCAAAGGAGCCAAAGCTTCTTTGTATTTAGCTTCATAGTTCACTGCTTCAACAGGAGCAGGAACTTCAGGCTTAACTGCTGCTACTTCAGCACTTGGTTCATCAGCCTTTGGAAGACTAATTGATTCATCTGCCACACCATTATCTTGGTTAGGCAACTCAACAGTTTCCTCAGAAGCAGGAGTTTCTGCTTCTGGCTCCACTGCAGGAGTCTCAACCACTGCCTGAACTTCAGGAGCAGGAGTCTCTACAACAGTCTCTGGAGCTTCAACTACTGGAGCAACAGTTTCCGTAACCTCCGGTGGAGGCTCATTCAAAAAGGCAGCGTCATCAAGAATGGCCATGTCAATTACTCCAGTACGTCAGTAATGGCAGTCTCTGCACGGGCATCATCAAGAGCATTATCAATTGATTCCATTTCATTCTCTGCAGCATTACCCATCTGAATAAGCACAGAAAGATAACGCTTCAAATGTCCAGCAGCTTGTGCAATAGACAGAGCATCCTTCTGATTTCGCTCACTCAACGCAGGATCACTGGAGGCGTGTACATAACGAGCACACTCTTTCTCCATAAACTGCTCAGTAATAACTTTACGAAAGTCTGCATTCTGTGTCAAGCGTTGAACTGCTTGACGCATTTCAACAGCTTGTTTCATGGCTTCACGTTGAGTTTCCAGTTGTTGTACGGTGACTTCAGACATGCTGAGTGGTCTTTCTATTAAGAGTTAAAGGGAATTTGAACCAAGGAAAGCAGAACTCTGTCTCGGTGCATCGTTTAGTTTATCACTAAGTTGGTTAAAGCCAATAGCTGCATCTAAATCAGGAGCCTGTTCACCTTCTTTTTTAGCTGCAGTCAGTGCTTTAGTAATCTGAAGATTCTGATTACCTTCTGCCTGTGCTTTCTGTTTCTCCATATCACGGGCATGTTTGGTGCCAGTATCCTGCTCAACATAATTCAAGTCAATAGCATCCTTCTTAGCCATTGCTTCTGCAGCTTTAGCTTCATTCAATGCAGCCTCAGAATTAATCTTGGCCACCAGAGCACGTTTCTCTTCCACTTCAAGCTTGGCCATCTCCTGTTGTTCAGGTGTTGGTTCAGGCTTATATGTACGGAGTTTCTGAGCCAAGTCAGGCATACGCTTCAAATCAGCAATCTCAGCCAATACAGTCAGCATAAGTTCTTGCCCCGCATTTGGCCCAATTGTTTGGAGCATGAAAGACAAGTCTTTTGCTTTGGAATCATCAATCTCAGCAGTGGAAATATCCACTTCAAGATCAAAGTCACCAGCCAGATCATCACGTTTGATTTCTACAAACTCAGTATTAGTGACACGAACAACTTCCTTATCAGACAGGAAGACTGCGTTCATCTTGATAATCTTGTAGCCAACATCAGCAATACCCTTGGCCAAGCGACGAAGAATTGCCATCTCACGTTTGGAAGCTGCATCCAATACTCCACGGATACCAGCAGCTACGTCACCATAAGCTTCACCAGAGATACCACCACCAAAAGACTTCACACCAGTAAGTGCTTCTGCTTCTTGGTTCTGTAAGTTCAACATCATCAATGCTGACTGCGGAAGTTCTGGGTACTTGTGCTCAATCAATCCTGCTTGTGGAGTAACTGTTGGGTTGAACTCATAGTCTTGACCATTGTCATAACGCCTACGATTCAATGGGTCCAACATTCCCTTGGCAAAGCCCTGTTGACCATTCGCTGAACGGCCCAACAAGTCAATCATTCCACGAGTTACAGCACCCAAGATTGCTTGGTTGTCTTCCAACAACTCAGCATCAGGCTCACCATACAACTCACGTTTGACCGGGAGATACTTGGTAATGACGAAAGGAAGCTTCTTGTCCGGGTATGGATTCTTCTCCATACGAATCATGGTGTTACCGACCCAAGTAGCAACAATGCTGGTTAGTTCACCCTTACCATCAATATCGTAGAAACCCCAATACTCATAAGCCACAACCTTCTTACGTGGTGCATCTTGGAACTGGAAGTTAGTGGGAGTCTTGGTCGAGAACTCACTGTCAGACAGTGGAGCAGCACCCTCCCAATTCACCTTATCCAAATTGGTATAGCGATCTTTCTCAGCTTCAAGGTCTGCTTTACAAGTCTCAAAGGAGACAACAGCAAACTTGGCCTTGAGAATGTCACCACTGCACGAAGGATCAATCACCACATTGTCTGGACTCATTACCTCAACAGTAGGATGGTTGAAGATTACCTTCTCAACTTCAACTTCCTGCTCACCTGTTTGTTGAGCAATAACTGTTTGACCAGTCTCTTCATAGTAGTCAAGGGATGCCTTCAATGCAGGATCAGCTTGTTCCTCATACATACGAGGATCAGACTGCTTTGCTTCCATGCCTTGTTGCAGTGCATCTATCTGTTCCTGTGTCTGTACTGGAAAGTACGAGTACACAGGAGCCATCTCTTTGACCATTACAGTCTTACGGCACCAACCCACACGCAAGACAGATGTACCTTCATCTACCGTAGCACGCACAAAGTCATCAATCAGATTGACCCTGTTCAGCTTGGTTCTGAATTGGTAGTTCAGCAGAATCTCATTCTGTTTTGCAGAACGAGAATCTTCAAAGGTTACAGGGTTAGCTTTGTAGAGTTTGTTGGTTCCAAGGAAAGGTTCAGTCAACGCAGCATATCGCCATTCAGCTTGGCGACGAATCAGCTTGGGTTGAACTGAAGAACGTCCCTTCACTTTCGTAGGACGTGCCTTACCTTTGCAATACATCAAGTCATTCCACAGAGCAATCTTAGTCATCTGAGCACTATGTGCACCAGATGCTTGTTCCATGTCGTACTTCAGTTGAGCAATGGATGGTTCCTTCTTCCAAGAAGTAATCTTGGCAGATTGGTTTGGGTCCAAAGGAACATTACCAATTGTTTGTTTTGGCTCGTCGTGGTTCAAAGAATCATCAGTCATATTCAATACTCAGTATAGTTACTTGGAAAGATTCTCAATAGTAGCATCTTTAGTTTTATTAGACCGAGTTGAGCCAAATTCAAAGTTGTAAATATTATCCAAGTAGCCAAGGAATCGTCCTAGAACCAAGGTAACAATACCTTTAGCGTACTCATCCAAGCCAGAGTTCAGCACCACATATACAAGGGCTGCAATGAGAACTACTGCAAGAATATACATTGAGTCTGCCCTGTAATTCCGCACACCCAATGTCATGTCACGTTTACGTGCATCTGCAGTGTTCTGTGTGTCCAACTGAGCAATAGTAATTTCATTCTGAGCCATGAACTTGGTGAAGTCAATTTCAGCCAAGCGAATAGCTGACACTTGATCAGCAGTCATCTTATTGTCAGTCAGTGCTTTGGTCACAGCATCAACTGTTTTACCTTCAAGACCTAGCTTCTCTGCAATGAATCCAGCAGCAATTCCACCAAAGGGACCACCCAATGCTGTACCCAACATTGGTACAAGTGTTTTAAGAAATTCCATGTTAAGCCACCCTACTTAAGAACCAACCATAAATGAAAGCTTCTTGACTCGGTTTAGCCTCTGCAATTTCAATGTACCTTACACCTTGCAAAGCATTCAACATACGAACCAAGACAACATGACCATTATCACCCCGATAAGCCAAGAATGCCTTCAGTGAAGCAAGAGTCATTTGACCAATAGCACCATCAACAGTAATGTCTGGGTAGTATTTACCTTCAGCATTCAGAGTATTAAGTGCTCTCTGTAGAAATTTAGAGGCAGTACCAACACCCATGTTTACACCAGTGTCCAACAACTCTTCAGCAATACGTGGGCTGTATTCAGCTACTTTATCTAAGCGTGGGTCTTGCCAGTACCGTTGCTTGTAAATAGCAATAGCTGTCTCTTTGGGCAATAAAGTCATTAACCCATCATAGCCAAAAGCACGGGCCACTTGTTCAGTGATCCCGTACATAGTTGGCCCACCTTTATCAACAGGATGGTTAGAAAATCCACCCTCCTTGCCAATCAAAGCTTCAATATAAATGTCGAGGTACATCACTTAACTTCCTTGGTTTGAGCTACAAGAGACTGGATTTTAGTCGTAACTCCCGTAGAGAAGAACAACATAAGAACTGCAACAATAGCTGCAATGACTTTGTGTGTAGCTGTTATCTTGTAGCTCTCCATTACTTTGGCTGCTTCCAAACGTACACGGTGGTCATGTCTATGCCCATCATAATCAGGCAAGCCAAGATCATTCAGAACAAAGGCAGACTTAATCACTGTGAGTTCACGTTCAACTACAGATATGCGAGCACGCATATCCGCTGCAGTAGTGCAGTAGTCAGGATCAAAGGGTTCACCACCCGGAGGACAAAGATCAGTCTGTCTTATACAAATGGTCTTTGGTTCACGAGTATCACGATGTTCTGTAGGCATGACGGTATCCTTTAGCTAGTATGTAGGGACGCGCCCAAATCCAGCAAGCAGACACTGCCAGAGCAATTTCCCCACCTACAGCAGCAGGTGGAGGGTATATAGATGCCAACATCGAATATACCGTATAAACCCAAAGACAAGCATTCCATCCAGCGAAGTAACGAGCAAAAGTAGAGTGCATATCCTCAAGAAGTACAACAGTAATTTGTGTTACACAACTCACGAAGAATACTAATCCCCACATTTCCTCATTCATTACTGAAGCCATGTGACTGTATGTTGGTCTATTGAAGGTATCCCCCGGCCAAAACAACATAACAGTCCAACAAAACTCAGCAAATGCTTGGGTCAAACGTGAACTAATCAGATCAGTATCCCACAGTGCAGCACTGAAGGCTCTTAGCATTTGTTTAGAGCGTGTCATTATGATTCCATTAGTTTTAATGCTTCGGCTTGTGGGATGCCAAGGCCAACGTACATCTGCTGGATGGTGTGCGTGGCAGCAGGCCGAGGTAGCCCTGCACCACGGATAGCGCGGCCAGGACGATGGCGAACCAGACAGTGCGGGAGCGGAGGAGGGAGGAGATCATGGTGTGGGTCATATCTGATAGCTGCCAGCCATGTAAAACTGATCGCCACTAAGTTGCGCGTTCGTTCTTGGAGTCAAAGCGCCAACAAGATATGGAACCATTGTCACAGCGGCGGCATCGCCAATCCAAATAACAGCAGCGCCAGAGTTGTCAGCAGACACAAAAGGCGTGAGCGCACTCAACTGATATGGGAAGCCGGTAAGTTTTGCGTTGTTTCCGTTTGCCGTCACAGGGTATGAAAACGCTACTGTGAATGAGATGACATTGCCGTTGCGCGTGTAAGTTCCTACGCCGCCGCCTAGCGACAAACCAGCGCCTGAAGCGTCGGTGAGCGTAAACGTCCCCGTCTCCTGCGTAAGATATCCGGCTGGAGTCAGGCCAGTAAACGAATTTCCAATCTGGGAAAAAACTTTCGCCGAGTTGTTGCTGATTAGTTTGCCAGTCAAGTCCCCCGTGTTTAGATCGAAGTAAACTTTTGCCAGCGAAGCGTTAATCTGAACGATGTTAGTTATTGAAGCGGCTGGAACAAAATTGTTCCTTTGAATTTCAACAGGAATTGTGTCGATAACATGAGAGCCAACATTTAACTCAACTTCACTTGTTGTAATGCTATTGGCTTCAAAGAAATTGTCGGTGATTTTGACGTTGAAAACACCATTGATTCGTATTGGTAGTGCGGTGTTTTGCTCAAAATTGTTGTTGCGAATGTGCAGGTCAATCCCGGAATCAAAACGAATTGATTCGTTACCTTTGGCGTAATAAAACCTGTTGCCTTCAATCTGATTGGCATTCGTCAGGTTAGTTGAAGAGCCCAAAGATATGATGTGACGGTGGGAGGCGCCCACCGTGCCGTAATATCCAAAGGTGTTGTCGACAATCTTGGCAAAAATCAAGTTGCCATAGATGCACTCGGAAAGCTGCCCGTAGAAGTGGCAATCACGAACGGTAAGGTTCTGTGTGTAGTTTGCT